GCCTTGTCTTGAGGTGGGGTTACATCATGTGTCATTACACATGTCGTGACACCTACCTGCTCGACGGTGTTACCTTGCGAGGTACCACTGGCGGGCCCCGAAGCCAGACTTTCGTCACAGACGTAAAGTACAGGCAACGGGCGACCCCTTACGGGTTTGGCCTAGACATTGGCAAGTTTACCACTCGCCAATGGGCCATCCTTGGTGCACTCGGCATCAGCCGAGCCCAGGGAATGCTATGACCCTCGCCGACGTCTTCCGACGTCGTCTTGATGAGGCTAACTCCTCGAAAGAGGAAAGTCTCGTAGAACAGGCGTCTTTTGGATGCCTGCTCTGGTTCATAGCAGCCGGAGTGACAGTGTTAGGATCGTCGATCCTAGCAGTGTTCATGCCGGACTCTGTCCCAAAGAGCAGTCTACCACAACCAGTGGCAGATGCTCTTCCCAACCAGCAGGAGTCATGCCTTGTTCACCGATCCCCAGTCCCTGACTGTCAACGCTGTGGCGAACGCGCTTCCGCGCGTCACCACGAATCAGAATGGCGCCGTCTATAGTAAGGACGACGGCAATCTGAAGCTGTCCATCTCGTCCGCTTACGGTAAGCGTACGCGTAGGACTGCACGCGTTGACTTCCGGAAGACTGCCGCTGACCCGTTGTTCCCTAGCCAGAACACGCCGTATTCGATGAGTGCTTACATCGTTGCGGATGTTCCGGTGGTGGGCTTCACGGTCACCGAGCAGAAGCAGATCGTCGACGCCCTTGTGGCGTGGCTGTCTGCGACTTCCGGGGCTAACACCACCAAGCTTCTCGGTGGTGAGAGCTAAAACGTCAGGTACTGCCACTTGGGAGATTCCCAGGTGGAGACCAATCAGGTCGGAGCACAGCAAGGCTCGGGATGACTCACCCTACCGTTAGGAAGGGGGGCCATGAAAAGCCTCATGTGTCTCTTGCGGGAGGTTCTCCTTGATAGGGGAACCTGGTGTGGCGTTAGCACCGCTCTGGATCTCAAAAAGATCCAGAGCCGTGTCGAAGCTGAGGGAGTGTCGTTTCTCACGATCACTCTCCCGACCTTTGGTAAAGACCTCGAAAGAGCTCTTGACCAAGGGTACGTGGACTCTCAACTGTGGAAAGGCTTCCAAAAAAGCCGATCCTCAGGGTGTCTCCCCCTATTCCTAGGAGGTTTCACCAGTCTCATCTTCGACCGTGCTTCT